ACAATGTCGCTTTGCTAACTTATCGAAGAAGTGGCGATCCTTTCTGTTTTCAAAGGTCTGAACCTTTGGAGAAATTCTGCCATATCGAAAGAAATCATACTTATCTCCTCTGAAGTGAGCCTTCATGGAGACATAGATTTTGTAGGCTTCATAGCCATTCATAGCGGCAGTTTAGAATCCTTCTTGAGAAGATTGAGTCTCTGACCCTCAACCTTCAAGCGTTCCTTGATTGGCTTACTTAACAGTTTAGAAACAGTATCAGGTTCGACACCGTGTTTTTCACAGATGAAAATAACGGCATCAATGTATGATGGTTCCTTTTGAATTTTGACAAATTCTTCGACTTCTTTTGCAAAGTCCTGAGTGATATTTACAATAGAACCCATGCTTACTCCGTAAAGGGGATTACGCCTATATCTTGAACGGCACGGCAGACACCCCGTTCAATCTCTTCTTCGGATAGGAGCATGACAATCTCATCCCCTTCCTTGCGGAAGATACGAATGCAATGATAACGAGTCTTATCATCTAAGTCAATAGGTTTTACCTCAGTCTTGACAAATAAACCCTTAACCCACAACAATAGTTTCTTTAGCAAGTTCATTCTTTATTCTTTCTTGTAGTTCTTCAAAGTTAGTATGTGACCAATAGAGATCAATTGCATTCTTCAATCCTTCACGGGCGTTCTTGGAGTCTTCGATAAACTCTTGATCTACGCCACTATCACACGCAATAAGGATGACTGTTCGTGGTAACTTTTTCTGACCTGTGCATTCCAACCACATATGAGCATATGCACACGCTTGCTGAAAGTAATTCTGAATGTCAGACTTTCGTTTTTCTCTCCGAGAGGACTTAAAATCGATGATGGAAATCTCGCCATCATAATCAGCAATGCAGTCAAATCTTCCTGCTAACCGAAGAGTATCTGACCACAAAGGCTGTTCTTGTCCATGAATGTTTGTAATCTTGTCAAGGTTTTTCTTGATAAGCATGAACAGAGTCTTGTCTCCAAGAGGTGCAGCCTTAATCATGGCGTGATCTTGTTTGAGATATGCCTCAGCGATTTCGTGAAGTTTGTTTCCACGGGAGATAGATTGCTGAGAGATCGCCATATTCTTGGGATCGCTTCGCCACTTCGCCCAAAACTCCTTCTTCTCAAATCCAGTAACTGTAGTTACAGACGGGTACCAATTACCTGATGTGGGAGACTCATAAAATCTTCCGAGTTCAGGGATTTCAACAGATCGTAGTTTTGGTAAATTCATATTAATGCATCCAGTCTTGTTTGCTTTTTTTACTCATATCATTACGAGGGTGGGCTTCTTTGATCTTTGCCATTACTTCTTGCCAACCCTTGTCAGGTTTAACTGTTGATATACGAACAGGATCACACGCTGCTGGCGCACCCACAACCATCTCAACTTTTTTCTTTCCGCAAGAAGAACACTTCTTCTTTGTCGGTTTATCCATATCAGCAATACGGAGCATTTCCTCGAAGGTATGTCCACACCCCCCACACTTGTAATCATAGAATGGCATTCTGTACCTCCTTGTCAGGTACAGTATTTAGGAGCCACCAATCAGGAGTTGCTCGGTTTGTCCACTTTGCTAGTTTGGCTTTACCGCCAATGTAATACTTCTGATATGCAGAGATAGAATCTCCTACCACTTTGTATTCAATTGGCATTGCTTGTGGTGGTTCTCGAAATCCTGTTTTGCCTTTTAAATTCTTTGGTGGATTCCGTAGTTCTTGCCAACACCGATTTACTACGGCATGAGTCCTGCCATAGCGATGAGTGTATTCTTTACAAAGATGGGTGAGTAATCGATAAAGCCAAAGATATTGATCTTCAGTTTCTCTTGCCCATATTGCAGATGGATGATTGATATGTGATGCAAGAAATAGACTTGTGTTCATGCGTGGATCTTCTAAAGACCAACGCTTACGCTTTCGATTATTGATAACCACAATTGATTCTTTCCCATCAAGAAGACGATGGGCAGTAGAAAGCATTTGCGTATATTCAAGAATCATCTTGACTGTATGTTTATCGTTGTGCATACGAGCGCACTTACTTGGATCGGGATCAAGGTAGAATATATTCATGTGTTTGATTGTAGCAGAAAGTGACCCTGACGGGATTCGAACCCGTGTTCTCGCCGTGAAAGGGCGGCATCCTAGACCAACTAGACGACAGGGTCAAAAGAAAACGGTGGTCGATCACCGTTTGTTAATGGGGGAAATTAATTATAAGTCATCATCTTCATCATCGTCATCATCTTCTTCATCGTCATCAGACCAAACATCGTCATCGTCTTCAAACTCATCATCGTCCTCTGATTCCTCTTCAGGAAGATCATCTTCCTCATCTTCTTCAAACTCATCATTATCCTCATCGGGATTTTGATAGTTCAAAGGATCAGCAGGATCGAGTGCAAGTAGATCGGTATCCATCAAATCAATAATCGACATTAGATTTCCTCCTTCATAAGAAGGGCATCTGCCTCCTTAATCCAAAAATGTTCATATGGAGCGGTATCTCCGATCCACTCAGGTGAATAGACGCTGACAAGAAATTGCGAACCCCACACAGGATCGCGTTCCACACGCTTGACTTGACCAACCTTGTTGAGCGACTGCACGAACACCTTTTGTGGCTTCGGGCGTGGCTTGTTTTCAAACTTCTCTGCCATTACAATATCCTCATTAGAGGGCTACACCGACTCCAAACGCTTGGAGTGTTTTCGGTGCATTGGTCTAAGTATACCCCACAATAAATCTATTGTCAACCCCTTTAACCCCCTTGACAGAAAAATCCTTTATGATAAGATAGAGCGTATGGCAATTAATACCGAAAAAGCCCATTGGGGATTAGAGCCTCAATGGGAGGAAATTTCTAAAGATTCAATCGAACAGTCCTGCGCTCTCGCAAGGGCTGAGAATTGGTATCACCATATGTCCAATGAATCTGACCATCGGCGTTGGATTTTTGAATATATGAAGTCCCATAAGTTTACAGACGAGCAGATCAAGGCATACGCCCGAACAGGGCAAACAGGCACAACCACCGATGAAGTTGCTCTAAACGAGCCAGGATGCAACCTAGGGGCTTTGGCGCGGCTTGTGACATTGGGTGCGCCCGTACCCGAAGTACGCAAGGAACGGCTCCTACGAGCAATCCGTTATCTTACCCACAAGGGATTGAGTATCCTAGACGAAGTTAAGATCGACAGCACTCCCAATATTCAAGATCGCATCCGCGACCAAGTTTCAAATTTGATTGCTGATCTTGAACAAATTGAAGATGCCTTCTTTATCGGTACGACTTCCGAGCATAAGGGATGCAAGGACATTGAGGACTATATCAAGAGCAAGGATATTCGTGGGGTTCAGGCAAGCCGAATCGCTGAATGGTTCAAGCACAAGATTGATCCAATCGAAGCCGTGGTTCAGGGCAATGCCGATGAGCAACTGAAGGAGGGGTACTCTCTCTACAGTAAGAAGCAACTCAAAGAATATTTAAAATGGTTGAACTGTCTTATCATTGCCTGTCAGCATCAGGTAGAGGTTTCCAAAAAACTTCGCGCTCCTCGCCGCCGTAAGCCAAAGGATCCTATTAAGGCAGTCAAGAGCCTGAAGTATAAAAAGGAGGATACCCTTTGGAATATCAAGTCTATCGCTCCTTATCGGATCATTGGTGCAGAGAAGATACTCATCTTCAATACCAAGACTAAGGTTTGTACTATTCTTGAAGCAGAGACCCGTGAAGGGCTTTCTGTTAAGGGAACAACAATTATTGGATTTGATCCTTTAAAGTCGAAGTCTAAGAAACTTCGCAAGCCTGAACCTATTCTGAAGATTATCCGCGAAGAGGGTGGCATTCGTTCTGTAAAAAATGCATTCGTTCAAGCAAAAACGACAGAAAAAGATGCAAAGGGACGAGTAAATGAGGACACCATAATCCTTGCAGCCTACTAAATAGAGGTAAGGAGCATATACCATGCAATTACTCATTTCCGAAATCCTTAACAGGACAGCGGCTGAAAAGACTCTGAAGGACAAAGCAAACATCCTTCGTGCTAATTCTACAACGGCACTACAGGAAGTCCTTCGATACACTTATGATCCACAGATAACTTGGTTCTGTGACAAGGCACCAGATTATACTGCTGATCCTGCACCTGAAGGATTGTCATACACTACGCTAATGATTGAATATCGCAGATTCTATCTGTATACCAAAGAGAATCCTGTGACAGAAAAGCGCAAGAATGAATTACTTGTTCAACTGTTGGAGTCACTTCATCCATCAGAAGCAACGATTGTTGAAAACATGATTTCTAGAGAGATTCCTGAAATCGACCGCGAGGTTGTTGATCTCGCATTCCCTACTCTAATTTCCGCAAAGGCAGTAAAGGCATGAGCCAACAAGGCAATGTTGATCGGGATGGGCGACCGTTAGCCCGTGCTGATAACCAAACAAGTCAGAAGAAGCATCTGAAGCATCATCGCAACTTATCAGATAGCATGACACACGATATTGAAGAAGACGATTTCTTTTACGAAACAAAGGAGAAGTTTCATCGTGAGCGTTGATCCGAAAACCAAGCCGTACTATGATGAAGATGATCTAGAGGGGGATGTTCATGAGGAGATGCCTTATGAAATCGAACGAGTTACGCATACCCGTAAATGGGGTGGTATTCACATGAATGCACCTGAATGGGCGAACTCACCCGACAGCGCACGGGGTCAGCGACAGGAGCGCAATCAGTTTTGGAGTAGAATGCTATAAGCGTACTTACAGATAAAGTATGAGTCCACGATGTCAGAAACAGGACTTGTTACTTTCTTAGAATCGGGGCTGATCTCTTTCATGAGGTTAGCCCCTGTTTCTTTTAGGAATGCATCGTACATCTTATCTTTGTCGGCGTTGCCTTTACCACTTGCAAACTTCTTAACAACAGTTGGGCCGACTAGATGGAATGGCACTCCTGCCTTCCACATTTTCCATTTCAACAATCCACCATTCTCACCAAGATTGAATACTTTGCCTTTTGCTCCAAGAGCGTAGTCTTCTAGGAAAACAAGATCGCAATCATGAACTAGAGATAATGCCCAATTTGAAATCTTGTCATAGCGATCTTCTCCTCTACCGAATTGTGGAGTTTCCCATTCCTTGTGTTCTGATCCCTCGCAATACATTCCTGAGGCATTATAGATGGTTGCGTGTTTCTTAGTTTCCGTGAGGAAGTAAGACTTGCATTGAGTAAAAGAAAAGCCATCACCGGTATGAAGGGTAATGGCGGGTGAGCAAAGGGAGTAATCTATTCCTGCGAGTTTCAATCCGTAGTATTTATCACTTCCGTTGGGACTACCTCTTGCTTATTTCTTATTTCTTGTAATGCCTTTTTCTCTTTTTCAAGAATTTGAACCTGTGCCTCGAATAGAATATTCTCAGCAGTCAATTGGTTTATCTTCTTGTGAAGAATAGGAATGAGAATAGTTTCGTTGTAATTTTCTGTTTCTGTGGTTGGTTGGGTTAAATTGTTCATTTTGTTTCCTTTATAATGAAGTTATGATGAAGTCAAATCTACTACTTCGCAAGAGCCAGCACTACAAGCAAATGTCTGTGTACCCTTGGTGCTATCTTCCTTTTCGTACTTAGTCAACTCGCTCCAATCGATAGAGACAGGCAGTTTTGCCATTGCTGCTTCGTACTCTTCTTTGGTGCAGTCTTGATACGGAGCCTGTACATAGGAATGATCGGAATGGGGCAAGAAACTCACACCTGATACTTCATCGAAGTGATCGTATACCCATGCACCAACTGCCATCCACTCATGTTCCTTTACCGTAACCGTAATAGACGGCTTGTGTTCACACCAATGTCGTTGATAGGTGAGCCACAACTCAAGATGCTGAATGGCAGTCAGGTCTGTACGAGTGATTGATCCAACAGCCTTCTGCGGAAACGAGAAGACCATTGTGTGATCAGGACGCATTGCACATGGTTCTGCAAGAAATCCCTTGTCAATCATAAACTGACACATAGGATCCTTGCGGTCTGCACGAACAGTACGAATGTAATACTGATTATGCCGAGGATGAATACCTGAAGCAGTATCCGTTAATTGTGAAACAGTTCCACTTGGTTTTACTGCGGTGATTGCAGCAGCGGGATTAATGTCAAGTTTCTTTGCCCACTCCTTGTTAGTTTCAATCGCAATATTACGAAGATTAACAAGCAGTCTATCCAACTCAGCACCCTGATCGCGCATCATCTTGTTGTCGAGAATACCTGTGAGCGAAACACCAAGTAAGCACTCTTCTTCGCAATTCTTCTTCCACTCACTTGAGAGATATGGGAAATTAGTGAGCGAGGCTTGCCATGTGCCGAGAATGGTAGCAAGACGAATCTTGTTCTTTAAAGTTTCAGGGGTATCTTCTGCACGAACAATCACTTCAGAGAGATTGCAGAACTCCTTGTCACGCAGAATAATTTCTGAACATGGATTGGTTCCGAACTCGTAAGTGGCATCACGGCGATCACCAAGTTTCTCCACAGTCTTCTGTGCAGCCTGACGATTAAAGATGCCGCGTTCGCCGCTCTTGGACTTATAGAGTGACAGCCACTCTTCCATGAACACGCCGATATCTGGCTTCTCCTTGTATGCAACCGAATTGTTTGCTAACGCTCGCTGTGGGTTTTCCAACCACCACTGCCCCACTTTAGCATCACGCATTCGCTCATCGGTGAGGTTCGAGAGAGAGATAAGAGCAGATCTACGCACTCCTCCGACCACAACAATTTCTGCAATCTTACAGATAATGTCGTGGCACTCGATAGATGTGAGTTTTCTGCCAGCACTTTTCTTAAAAGTACTGACGGTAAATCGGAAGAGGTCTTCCAATGGTTGCGGTCCACTTGCTCGTCCACCGAAAGTCTTGAGGCGCGAACCAAGAGGACGAATTTTAGATGTGTCCCATCGGGGGATTTGACCTCCAATAAGTAGGGACACCAACTCGCGGTAGGCTTTTGCCCAACCTTCTTTGGAGTCTTTGACCACAATGAGGG